CTGTGATAGCAGTCTGGAATCCGTCTGGCTCATATATCGTAATAGTTCCTGTGCCACTAGAGCCTATAGCAGGATGACCTTTAATCTTATACATCTCATGTGGAGTTGTAGAAGCTAGGTTGGAAAATAGATATCCTTCTGCATATAAGTCTTTAGCTGCAGCAGTACCACCAAGTGTTACACCAATGGTAAGTCCACCGGCTGAACCACTTGTTGCTACTACCAAGTCTTCGTCATGGTTTCCTGCAGGAGCCTCACTGGCTACAACCAGTCCTTCTCCAATAGCAGTTCCACCATTCTCTACGTATCGGAATACTCTTCCGTCTGGCAAAGCCATTGTGGCTCCGTAGACCTGCCTTTTCTTTGAATTGGTTTGTTTTTCAAAACCATATCTTCCACTTTGTATTGCACCGAATGACATAATAATATGCCTCCTATTTAATTACAGGGTCAAGCCCTGCGACCAACCGATATTTATTTAACAGGCTAATGCTCGGTCAATCGTTACACATCAGCCTGTTTTTTAACAAACTTTCCGTTATCATCACGGGTAGGTTTAGATGCAGCTCTCTCTTTGCACCATCTACAGCCATGATTTTCACTAGGTGGTACATTATAAAATCCCAACCTAGCTTTTCGCAATACATATTCTGGAGTTCCCGGAACCCCATTCAAGGTACTGCCGACATCAAACACTAATTTACCTTCTACATTATATTGAGGCTTATGCCTATATAAAATAGTCTTATCAGGCCACTCATCCAGCCATCTGACTGAATAACCCGCATCAACTAATTCTTCCCTTATTTCATTACGTGATGTCATTTACAACCCCTTACGCAGAAGTTGAAGGAGCAGCTGCATCCATAGTAAGAGAAGCACCACGGCTGTCATCAAGTTCAAACACGCCATAGTCAGATACCATTACGATTTCTGTTGCTCTCAGAGATGCATCTCTCTGCCTTTCAGTCTTAGTTGTTAAACTGTTAAGTACACATAATGCACTCTTGTCAGCTATAACACCTACTACGTCATCGAGAGTATCAACGGTTAAGTTACCATCTTCAAAGATAGGTACTCCGTTGAGAGGTCGTAACCCGCTGAAGAATTCTCCAAGCAAGTCCTCGCTCCAACCCTTTGGCACAGGGTATGTAGCTGATGCTGTTACAGCAGTATTAGCTATATCAAATACAGCATTTGGATGCTGAAGTATATATAGCTGACTGCCGAACTTGTTTGCTTTAGCGTAAGCAATTGCTCCTGCAATATTAGCAAGACTCATAGTTGTGCCTGCTGCACCAAGGCTAGTACTGAATCCAGAATACAATGCGTGAACATCTGTATCTTTCTTCCTAGCCATACCATCACCCAACTGTCTTCCTATAATGGAGAACACGTTGACTGCTGATTGCCTTAGAAGTTTATCAGTAATGATAACTTTAGCACCTACTTCAGAAGCAGTAAGGTCTACAGTTGTCATCCCGATATCTTCTTCGTCTATTATGTCAACACCGTCTTGTAGGTCTGACATAGACATCTGTCCTACTTTAGGGACAGTTACTTGTTTTGCACCCTTTGGAAGACTAAAACTCTCTATGAGAGCCATAGCAGGTGCGTTGTGCTCCTCGGTGTATCGAGCCGCACTTATAATTATTTTCTGGGCATTTTCCAAATTCCCAGTTGTCGAGGTCTGTGGCATGATTACCTCCTATTGGTAAAGTTTTTAGCCTCGCCCAGCAGCACGCGCTGCTGCAGCATTTGTTTGAGGGTTTCTTACCCCCGCTATATACTGATCCATGAGTTCGTCCTCAGAACCTGATGCACTTGCAGCAGGTTGATTAGTATCAAATTGTTGTGTTGGAACCTGTCCCCGTTTTAGGGTATCAAGCTCCTGTCGTAGTTTCCTTTCCTCGCTTATGCGTTTTGCAATAAATTCCATCTGCCCGGGATTCATAGAGTTCTCTAACTGCAATAAGTCATCTATACCTAAGTTGTATTTTTTAGCATAGAATATAGTTGCTTTTTGCTTTCCTATAGACTCAAGCCTCTGCATTTCATTAAAGGATTTCTGTTGCTCTACCTGTTTTTGCTGTTCATAATAATTATTTGCAGCTTTATTAGCTTCTTCAGAAGAATATCCTTGGTTTATAAGATCAGTCTGGTAAGTACCTGCCTTCTGCCTTAACTGATTTTCTGCCTCTTGTTGCCTATAGTATTGTAGTTCCTGTTCTCTTTGAGCAAGTACCTGTTCAGGCGTTTGACCTGTAGGTTGAGGAGCAGGCGGTGTTTCTGTAGCTGTTTCTGCTACAGGTTCTTTAGCCTGTGGTTGCTCAGTAGGTGTAGCAACCGTCTCTGCCACAGGTTGTTCAGTAGTTTCTGCTACCGGCTCCTGCGTAATATCTTCTACCTGAACCTCTGCTTGAGGCTCAGCCGTTGTTGTCTGTTCTTCATTATTTGTAACCATGTTTCCCTCCATTATTTCAAATTTTAGTTACACTATCTATTATTGTCAACCTTGTTACCTCTGGCTTTGTCTATCGTGAACTCACTTATTTTACGTGTTTTATCTATTTTATTTCTAGTTTTGGGTGGCAAGAAAGCATACAGCCATTCAGGTATATCATACGGATAAGAAGAACCATATATATGGTTTATAATTTCATCCTTTTCTTCTCGAGAAAACATCCTCTCGTTATCTATACCAATAATAAAGTTCTCAAGTTTCTCATTATAGTCATCACTACTTGACGCTCTTGCCGCCTGTTCGTACCACATACTTAAGGCTTTATTCTTGGAGTCCATTCCCTCTCTTCTAGCCTCAAGGTCAGGTTCTCTATACATAAATCCCTCTGGTTTGCCCTCTCTTTTTTCAACCTCTGCTTGAAACTTATATCTATATTCCTGTGAGACATCAAAGAATATTCTTCCTACCGCAGTCTTAAGAGCCATTGGCATATTCGTAGCACTTCCGTATGTCTTAAACCAATCCATTACAGTCTTATTTTGTCCTGCATATTCTACTACATTGTATTGAATCTGGTTTATTGCAGCGTCTCTTTCTCTTTTAATATCATCGAACTCAGTTCCACTCACTACTCCAGTACGTTCATATTCTTTTTCTCTTATAACCTTTTCCCCCACCTCTAATGCATGGGAAGGTAAATCTTCTACCGGAACTCCTGTAGCTTCTGATATTGTTTCTTCTGGCTGTTGGTATGTCTGTCCTCTACCGTGGAATCCAGCTATAGCCGCTATGCCTGCCATTGCCGCATCATCTGGGTTTGTCTTTAAAAACTCCCAAAAGTTTTTAGGTGTGGGCTGGTCTATAGGAAGACCTAGCTCCTCTTTAATATCATTGGTAAGTTCTTTTTGAACTACGGATGTATCCCATATGTCAAAGAAAGTCTCCATAGATATAGATGTCATACTCCTCCAAGAAAAACTGCTTCTATCTATCTTTTCTCCTTTGAGCCAACCAAGTAACCCCGGCTTTTTAATATCTTTTTTAATATCATATACCTCTCCACCCCATCCTCTACCCAAGTAATACGAAAGAGTTTCTCCTGCAATAGGGGAAAGCCTTCCACGCCCAAGTTTCAGTAGAGTCTCCATATAGTTAGTTGCTATTTTTTCTCCAGGGGTAGAATATTTTTCATTGAAAGCCATTTCATATTGGGCAGACATCATGGGGGCCTGGCTTCCAAAAGGACTGTCCCAAGTTTTCCCAATCCTAAATTTCATAAATCTTCCTCCGGGTTTGAAAGAAGCATCTAAGTTATCTTCAAGCCAGTCGAACACAGGCTCTACCCCTCTGTCTAGGCCAGTCATTTCTCTTAATCCATGTAGGAACGCTATGGTCTTTAAAAAGATAAGTCCCCTATAAAACATGACTGCTGCACCACGTACGTTTTGCTGAGCCATCATTCTTGCAAATTGCATTTCCTGTGGACTACCACTAAATTTACCTTGCTGCATTCTTTTACCTAATGCAGGTACATATGTTAGGTCTGCTGAGAATTTTCTTGGAGAAAAGAATACTGCGTTCATAATAGCCTGAGCCATTCTTCCCTTTCCTTCCAAAGTAGCTTTTTCTGTAACACCTACGTAATTTAATGGGCCTCTTCCTGTAATCATATGTGTCCAGTTTATAATATCTTTTATTTCTTTATCAGTAAGAACAGCATCTACCCCATTACTCTTTCTCTTTAGAGCTAACTCCCATGCATATTGTTGTTTAAAATAATTAAATCTTGCAGAAGCAAGAAACCCTATTGCAGCGTTTTCAGACTGTGCAGCACTAGGCCATAGGTGTCTAAATAATCTTCCGATAGGAGTTTTTAATAATTCTGCAGCCTCTATGTCTTGTCCTGTTCCTCTTCTAGGTATTATAAGCCCTAGCCGTGCACCTATATTATAATCAGGATCTCTTCTTATAGCCTCAAGAGTCTCGTCTACTGAGCCACCACCTCCCGGTAGCCAAGCGCGGGCACTTACTTTCCATGCGTTAAGCCAAATCCTTGGGTTTTCTGTCAATAAAGGATATGCCTGTATAAGTGGAATAGAATTATCAAAGGTAGAATATACTGTCTTACCTGCTCCAAAAAGGTCTGTCAGCCAATCAGTTGGGCTATGCCTGACAATACCAATATAAGCTGAACTTGCTGGATCCGCACCAAATTTCTTAAATGCCTTAAGTGCATTCCACCCTTCTGTTTCGGTGTCTGCTTTCTGTATAGTATCTAATAACTCAACAAACGATTTGCGTATAGACTCAGGTAATTTATTTGCATAGCCTCTTAGGAAATTATGTTGTGCTTTTATCCTTGCTATTCTAAGAGGCTCAGTCACAACGGGGCCGAAAATAGACTGCATCATATTAAGTGTATATGTCCCCGGTAAAAGAGCTTTTGTTGGATTAAACATAGCTCCTACGTTTTCTGAATAATTAAATAAATCCCACGGCCCCTTGATAGTATCTCCAAACTGGTTTGGTATATCATACCCCGGTAATATATGTCGTTGTGAATATTCAAAAAGATCTTCGTTTATTTCCCTCATTGCCAGATATAAATCGCCCAATATAAACTCTTGTGTTTTTGCTCCACTGGTTCTACCTGACATACCTCTTCTCTCAATGATTTCATCAAGAATCTGAGTAGCACTCTTTGGCATCTGAGCTGTCGTGGTTTCTTCAAATGCCTCTCCAGCTCTAGCTGCGGCTTTCCTTTGTGATATGGATATAGCTTCTGCTCTTTCACCCCTTGGAATCTTCCTTGCTCCTGCACCTGCTTGTGCTAATTCTGGCGTTACCGCTGATCTTATTTTCTGAACTTCCTCATACCTTCCCACCTGCAGCTTGTTTACCTCTTCTGTCATTTCTCTCATAACATCAATTAATTCATTAGCATCTTGGTATCCTGTGGCCTGTATGTCTTCTCTAACGTGTTGCCACATAGGCCTTCCGTCAGGATGTAACTTCCCCCATCCGTCTGGGTCTGTTATATATGAAATAAGGTTTTCGTTAAACTGTTCTCTTTTACTTACTGGTGCACGCTGGAAAATACCTGCCTCTTTAATTCCTTTAGGTACATTTATAGGAAGTAACTCAGATTCATCCATCCAACTTAATACCTTACCCATCCAAGGCATACGTACCTTGCCTGAGATCCAAGAACTATCTTTCTTTACCAGCTCAGGCTTTACCTTAAGAGATTCGTCAAGGTCTTTGCCGAACTTCTCTCCTTTACCTACCTTCTGTAATGTAGTAACAAACTCAGATGGATCCCATAGTTTCTTAAGAACAGGTTTAGTTCCTTTCCATACCGCCTTTGCAATCGGGACTATTGGAATACCCGCCTGCTGTATCCTTGTTGGGTCTTCTTCTGATATGAACTCGGGTTCTCCAAGTCTTTCAACTGGAGGTATAGGGCCTATCGGCTGTGGTGGAGGTATAGGGCCTATCGGCTGTGGTGGAGATATAGGTTTTTCTCTTTGTGATAATGCATGTACTCCAGCACCTGCCCCAATACCTACTCCGGCACCTGCCCCAACTGCTATTGCAGCGGGTGGTATTGTTCTACCCGGGGGTGGAGGAGGTGGAAGTGTATCAAGTGGGACTCCCTTAGATAAATCTACTTTAGGTTCAAACTCTGTGGTGCTAGTTTTAGGTACGCTAATTCCTTCTAGTCCTCTTGCCTGTACCC